ATGTTATGAGGAATATGTACGAATTAATGGAACGACTGTGGAACAGCTTCGAGCTAAGCAAGCCCAAGCAGCCGAGGACCCATTCTCGTCTATACGCTCATTATGGACCGGTTGTGCGGCGTGCCATGGTCAAGAGGGACAGGGAATTGCAGTGTTCCCAAAATTGGCAGGACAAGATGCCGGGTATATCGCAGGAAGACTTCGAGCATATAAAAATAAAGAAGAAGTCGGACCAATGAGTTCTACTATGTGGGCTCAAGCAGGAATGTTATCTGATAGCGATATAGATACTATAGGAAAATTTATAGAAGAAACAATGAAATGAAAGATGTTTGGAAAAGAGATATACCATCAGCAGTGGACGACGCGGCAGATGTAATGAGTAAATATAATAGACAAATGGAAATGGATTATACATCAACAAATGCAAAGACAGCAAGTCAAATAGGTATTAGGTGGACGCCTGAAGAAGCTTCACCAGAAGTAATAAAAGAATGGCAAGAGACAGATGGTAAATGGTGGGCAGATAAAGCCCTATTGTTTGTAGCTGGAGCCTCACTTACTCAGGGTGTCATGTTAGGTTTCATGGCATTAACAATGTATTTAATTAAATTAGGAGCAGGTTAATGATAGAGATATGGGGTAAAACACAATGTCCATATTGTGATAAGGCAAAGGCCTTATGCGAACAAAATAATTATGAATATGTTTATAAACAACTTGACGAGGATTTTACTAGGGAGCAAGTATTCGAAGAGTTTCCTGGAGCAAGAACATTTCCACAAATCAAAATTGATGGAGAAACTATTGGAGGTTATCAGCAACTGGAAACCTGGCACAATACAGACTGGAATGAAAAATGATTCTAGAATGCGAATATTGCTATAGTAGAATTGTTATTAGACCAGATGATAGAGATGTTAAAATTAATTTCTGTCCACATTGTGGAGAACCCACAAATGAAGATTTGGAAGAGCTAGATTTTGACTATGAGTAATGATTGGATATATAAAGGAGTTACATTTAAACCACCTGATAATTTTTCATCAGATGATTATTACGGTTTTGTATATTGTATAACAAATAGAGCATCTAATAGAAAGTATATTGGTAAAAAATTCTTTTGGAGTAAAAAGACCCTACCCATAACCAAGACAAGAAAAAGAAGAAAAAGACTGCTAGTTGAATCAGACTGGCGAGATTATTTCGGTTCAAACAAATATTTACAAGAAGAAATCACCACGGCCGGCCAGGATTTTTATTATAGAGAAATACTACATTTATGTAAATCCAAAGGAGAATGTGCTTACCTTGAAGCTAAGGAGCAATTTGACAGAGGAGTTCTATTATCAGATGATTATTATAATGGAATTATTCAGGTCAGAATAGGTGCAAAAAGTGTTAAAAATCTGTTTACAAATGATTAAAAATATGATATAATATATCTATTAATAATAAAAAAAGCATATGGGCAAAATAATAAAATTTCCATCAGGCGAAGATATTACGACCAAGGAAAAACGGCTAGAAAATAAATATAAAGCCATAAGTGATGAATTAGTTACTACATCTCAGTATCTATTTGATGTCATAGAGGAATTTATATTAACCGGTCAGGCGTCGGAAATACAAGACCTACAAGAAATGAATATACGCGACGAGGTATTTCAGGAATCTAGGGATATGTATGTTTTAATTAATATATTAAATTCTACATTAAATAGGTTTATGGGTATGCCACATTTATTACATAGAGAAATGGATAAATTGTATATCAAATTAAAGAAGGCACAAGACGGCGACTTTATTGTAGATACTGACGAGATTATATTTTCTCCAGACTTTGATATTAATATACCTTTGGATAAAGACGAAGGTGGACTTAATGAGGACGAACCAGATGATACTGATTGATTATTCACAGATTGCATTATCAAACATTATAGTGCAAAAATTAAATGATGAAAATATGATACGACATATGATATTAAATAGTATTCGTATGTACAATAAAAAATACAGAGACGAATACGGCCAAATGGTTATATGTGCTGATGGTATGAATAACTGGCGTAGAGAGTATTTTCCTCCATATAAAGCAAACAGAAAGAAAAGCAGAGATGATTCAGGTCAAGACTGGACAGAAATCTTTAGAATATTACACATGGTTAAAGATGAAATAAAAGAATATCTGCCATATAAAGTATTACATATAGAAGGCTGTGAGGCAGATGATATTATAGGTACACTTGCATTACAAACACAAGAATTTGGTATGCATGAACCTGTAATGATTGTATCATCTGATAAAGATTTTATACAGTTACAAAAATTTAATAATGTAAAACAATTCAGCCCTATACAAAAGAAACAGGTTTCTGACCCAAATCCAAGACAATATCTTTGGAACCATATATTCCGTGGAGACGCTGGTGATGGTGTACCAAATGTACTATCTGGAGATAATACCTTTATATCTGAAATGAAGCAAACACCCTTGCGTCAAACAAAGATAGATGATTGGATTCACAATGCTGAAAGATTGGCTGATGTAATGCCAGAAGAACAATACAGAAATTATCAGCGTAATAAAACACTTATTGATTTAACACAAGTGCCTGAAAACCTACAAGAAACCATTATAAATAATTTTAACAGTCAAATACCGGCACCAAGAATGAAAGTGCTTAACTATTTAATAAAGAAAAGATGTAATAACTTGATTGAAGTCGTGGAGGAATTTTACAATGGCTAAAAAATTAATATCAGAGGTCCTATCTGAGGCTTCTAAAATAACTAAAAAAGCAGATAGAATGACCTATTTGCAACAAAATAAATCACCAGCATTAATGGATATTCTTAGAATAAACTTTGATGATGATGTAATATCAGTATTACCTACAGGAGCTCCTAGTTACGAAAAGGATGATGCACCTGCTGGGCATGAATATCTAAATTTACATAGAGGACATAGAAGATTTAAATACTTCTTTAAGGGCCCTATTGCAAATGAAACACCACCTATACGAAGAGAAGGAATGTTTCTGTCCCTTATTGAAACACTACATGGTGATGAAGCAGAATTGGTCATAGCGGCCAAAGATAAATCACTAAAATATAAAGGTATCACAAAGAAATTTATACAAGATACCTTTCCAACTTTAATAAAAAAATAAGGAGGTAAATCGGCAAAAACCCTATATCATGATCTTTTTTAACTTAACAATGAGGAGAGACTTATGGTTATTAAAATTGATCGCCTTAAAAAAGACAAAAGAGAGGCAATATATTATCAAAACCGATTGAAAAGAAAAGGTAAAGATGTATTGGCATATAAGATGCAAAAACGCATTATCAATATAGATTTACATATTCAACAAATAAAAAGATTAACTTAGGAGGCACAACCGGTGGGGTCGGTTGAGGCCCCACAAAACTGGATTATATTATGACACAACAATTTGACCCAAAAGAAATTAAAAATTCTAAAAGAATATTTAAATCGGCAACACCAAAATATACTATTGATTGGTATATAAAATGGATTGCAAGTGTTTTAGTTTTGGGTGCTATGTCTGTTCGAGGCATAGATGGTCTAGAATACTATGACCTAATACTATCAATACTTGGAGTATCAGGTTGGGTATTTGTAGCAATAGCATGGAAAGATAGAGCTCTTATTGCCTTAAATGTGGCAGGTTTATTTTTCTTAGTAAGAAATTTATTTGAATTAGTTTACATTTGATTAATTTTATGATATAATATACATTATGAATATTTTTGTACTTGACGAAAATCCTGTTGTCGCGGCTCGAATGTTATGCGACAAACATATTCCAAAGATGATTGTGGAGTCTGCACAAATGCTTTCCACAGCTCACAGAATGCTTGATGGCACACCACAAAGACGCCCATCTAAATCAGGCAAAACAATGCAACAATACTATACATTTGGCGATGATAGAGATGATTTGTATTATTTGGCTGTGCACAAATATCACCCATGTACCACATGGACCATGGCAACTAAAGCAAATTATAATTGGCACTACGAACACTTTCATGCAATGGCTATGGAGTATCAATTCCGTAGAAAAAGGTTACATGAAACATTTAGAAAAATAGGTATACTATTGGCAGGTACACCAAGGAATATTCCATCGGGTGGATTAACACCTTTCGCACAAGCGATGAACCACTATCCAGATTGTAAAGTCCCAGGCGATGCTGTTGCAGCATATCGTAATTATTATCATGCGGCAAAACCTTTTGCCAAGTGGGAGTGGGGCAGAGAAGCCCCGGAATGGTGGGAAGGTTATAAAGGAGAATAAATGGAAGCAATATTAAATAAAGATGATTACAGAGAATTTTCTCAGAGAGTGGCAATTGCTGACTCAAAGGGAGTATCTGTTAATCATATAGTAGAAACTATAGGTGATAAATATAAAATTACACTATTAGATAAAATAGATCTTAAAATGCTTGATGAAATAACAGGAGGCTAAAATGCCTACATACGAGTTTAAAAATACAGAAACCGAAGAAGTATTTGAAAAAATAATGAAATATGATGACAAAGTGAAATACTTAGAGGAAAATCCACATATAAAGGCCTACTACTCTAAAGCACCAGGTATCGATTTTGATGGCGGTAAGAGTGTTTTACAACGAGCTGGTGATGGTTGGAAAGAAGTACAATCAAAAATTCAAAAAGGTTTACCACCCAGATTAAGGGATAATATAAAAACTAAGTGAGGATAACTAGTGCTTAAAAAGATTAAAAAAATTTTATGGGAACAAAATCCAGATAAAGATATTTGGAAAGACCCAGACCCAGAAGATTTAACTGTAAATAATGCATATAAAACTAGATGGATATGGTATCATACTATACTAGGTTTGCTTATGTTATTTGCTAATATCACTCTTATGGCTATATTTCTTTTATTAGCTATTAAATTATAATTGATTGAGCGTATAAACTAATAAGGAATTGTAATTATAAAACATATTCAGGTGGTTAAAACCTACGCTTAGAAACGCAATGCGAGGACGCAAAACGAAGAAATATGACTACATTTAAACACGAACCGATAGATATAGGTTATGATGACCTAAAGTGTGAAACAAAAAAATCAGGTAGAAAATATCTAGACCCAGAGGGAAATGAATATCCATCTATAACAACTGTATTATCCATACTCAGCCAAGAGGCAATTCAGGCGTGGCGGCAACGAGTGGGCGAAGAAGAAGCAAACAGAATATCTCGTCAAGCTTCTACACGAGGCACAAAGGTACATACCATATTAGAAAAATATGTTGATAATGACCCAGATTATATTAAAGATGAAATGCCTCATAACATACAAACATTTAAAGATATACAACCCATAATAGATAAATCTCTTACTAAAGTATATGCCCAAGAAGTTCCTCTATATTCAAAACATCTTGGTGTGGCCGGTAGAGTTGATTGTGTAGGGCAGTGGAATAATATTGATTCAGTAATAGATTGGAAAACATCTAGGAAATTAAAGAAAAAAGAATGGATATCTGGTTACTTCATGCAGGCAGCTGCGTATGCTGTAATGTGGGAAGAAAGGACAAATAAACCTATTAAACAATTAGTTGTATGCATTGCTGGTGATGAAGGTCCTCAAGTCTTTGTTGAAGATAGAGATAACTGGACTGAGGAATTAATAAATACAATAAATGAATATAAACGCAGAAAAATGTTCGGGAGAAAATAATGTCAATAGATGATGACATGAAAAAGGCACAAAGCTATACATATGCTGGGCCCCTATTAGAAGCTCTGGTTAAAAAACTAGAAGGTGAAATAGAGATTGCTAAGGCTAATATTGGTGTCTATCAAACAAACGCTGCTGGTATCGGAGAACACCCTGATATTGTAGAGGCAATTGAGGCACAAATAGCCAAGATTGCAGAGGCAGATGATAAAATAGAGACCATTCGAAAGTACTTTTAATATAAATACATAGGTGTTTACAAAGTCACAAAAGTGTGATATAATATACCTATGATTAAATATAAAGATTTTATTAGCGAAGGAAATGTAGGTCTAACAATATTTGATATTGATGATACTATGTTTCAATCAAAGGCGAAAGTTCTTGTTCGTAATAAACGCACGGGTAAAACAAAGGCCCTAACCCCTAAAACATTTAATTCATATAAACTAGGTAAAGATGAGGAATATGATTACGGTCAATTTAAATCATCTAAGATATTTTATCAAACTGCTACACCTATAGCAAGAATGGTATCAAAAGCAAAACAAATTATAAAGAACGCAACAAAGAAAGGTTCAAAAGTTATAGTTGTAACTGCTAGGGCTGACATGGACGACAAAGATTTATTTATTAAAACATTTGAAGCTCATGGTATACCAATGGATAAAGTATATGTAGAAAGAGCAGGTAACATAAGTGGTCGAAATAGTGCTGACAGTAAAGCAGTAATATTCAGAAAATATTTAGATACAGGTAAATATGCAAGAGTGCGACTATTTGATGACCATGTAGATAATTTAAAAGCCCTACTAGATTTAGGTAGAGAATATCCAGATGTGGATATGTTTGCCTATAAAGCAGATAGTAGAGGCAGCGTGAAGAGGATAAAATATGCCAACTAAATTACAAAAAAGTCAAGTGACCAGAGACAGAAACACAGGTCAATTTAAAACACAACATTTTTATATAAAAAATATATCGAAAACAGAATTAATTGAAAAATATAATGCAGATAATACAAAACCTAAAGTCAAGCAAAAAATTAAAAATGAGCTTGTAAGAAGGGGAGGAGTGAGATTTTATAATGAGTCAGAGAAGCAGGCAACGGCATAAAGAAACTGCAACTGTAATAGGTACCGGCCTCATAATAAATTATCCACTGAATATATTATTGCTGTTTATATTTATTGATTTATTTGATATATCGGACCCATTAACATTGGGTACTTTAATAACAGCAGTATTTACAATTGTATCTTATGCAAGAGTTTACTTAGTGAGGAAATATTACGATGGCATCTAATTGGGCAAAAGCAACACATACACCTAGTAGGAAAACAACTTCTCAAGGAGTTGGCGGTAGAGGACGCAGGTGTAAAATTGGTATGGGAACTATGAATAAGAGTAGAAAAAAGTCCCACAAAAAATATCGTGGACAGGGCAGATGACCACTAACTCTAAAAGGTGGCAAGAAAACTCAGATGGCTGGGTAAAAGCTACAGAAGAGTCTAGAAAGAAAAAGGAAGAGAGGTACCATTGTAACCATGGTGATTTTGAGTGGTGTGATAACTGTTTAATAACTGTTGATGGAGAAAAATTAGAAGCAGTATGAAGATAGAAAATCACATAGGCTTTCCTTTACCATCAGAAATGTTCCACCCGCATACATACTGTTGGGATATGCCTGAAAATGAAACTGCATGCAGATTATTGGATATACCTAGAAAATGTCATGTTTGTAATAAAATAATAAAAGATGAGCGAACAAAGAAAATATAGAGAAAAAACTTTCGGACTTAGCAATTATAGAAAGGCCATTAAACGCAAAGAGCGTAATAGAAGATTGCTAGGTTTAGTAGTAGGATTATTGTGTATAATAGGAGCTGGATATTTATTTTTTAATGGAGGTATAAATGTCTAATTGGTTTGCAAAATCAATGACAAAGTTTTTTAGATTTATAGCAGATACATTCTTTGCAAAAAGATATGGTCATAGGGCCGTAGTATTAGAAACAGTTGCAGGTGTTCCAGGTATGGTTGCCGGTATGTGGTTACATTTTAAAAGCTTGAGAAAAATGAAAACAGGTTATGGACCAGATATAAGGGAAATGTTAGCTGAGGCAGAGAATGAAAGAATGCATTTAATGTTCTTTATTGATATAGCAAACCCAAATTGGTTTGAAAGATTATTAGTATTATTTGCACAATTAATTTTTATGATTTTTTATTTCGTTGTTTATGTAATTAGTTACAAGACTGCTCATAGAATGATAGGATATTTTGAAGATGAAGCAGTTAAGAGTTATACAGATTATTTACATCTTGTAGAAACTGGAGAAATAGAAAATGTACCTGCCCCACAATTAGCAATTGATTATTATAAAATGAAAAAGAATGCAAAGTTATCTGATTTAATTAAAAAGGTTAGAGCAGATGAAGTACATCATTCAAAGGTAAATCATAGGTATGCAAATGGGTAAGGGAAGTAAAAGAAGGCCAAAGATAGTAACCGAAAAACAATTTGAAGAAGCCTGGAATAATATATTTCCTAGGAGAAAAACTCCTAAGCACGGCGTCACACAAAAACACAGAGATAAAACAAAGTCACATCCTAGAATGTATAAATATAACAATACAGAGGAAGAAATATGAGTATAGATATAGACGAATTTGATTTTGGATTTACTGCAGTAGATGAAGATGAACTCGAAGTTGTACAAAAACAAACGCAGAAATTAGAATCAACAGCAGGTAAGGCTGAAGAAGTTGAGGATAAGCTCAACAAACTATATAATTCTATATTACCCTTATTATCTAATTTAAAAAAGAACCCAGAAAAAGATTATATTTACTGGCCAAAAAGAACAGAAAAAGTAGAAGCTTTTGAAGAGTTAATTGCAGGAATTATTAAATAATGGCAATGAAAACATCAGGTAACCTCAGCATTAAAGGCGGAGGTCCTTCAGTAGGAAGTACAGGAGATATTGAACAAAATATATCAGGTTCAACTTCTGGCTCTTTAGTTACACTTGGGCAAAATTCAGTAGCATATACTGGAGGAACAGCACCACAAAATAATGCAGGTAATATAGCAGGTGCAAATACCTCTACAGCACCCTATGGTATGCGAGAATATTATGGTTATGTAGAGTATAT